ATAATAACGATATCGTTCTTGACTGGAAGCTTTTTACCAGAGTTTAGATACTCAGTCAATCTTTCTTTATTCGAACTGTCCATAAATAAACCACAAATAGTTCCAAGCTCATCTTGAATTTCTAATCTAGCATATTTATTTCCATTGGCGCTTGTTCTTTTGATGGCATCAGAAACTGTTCCTACGAATTTAATTTGCCCTCTGGGTTCTTCACTTTTGATTTGTTGTGATGAAATTAAGCCGCCATTTTCTTGATCCTTAAATACTTCTCTGATGTTGTATGAATAACTATAGCCCAAAAGCTCTGATTCAAAAAACCAATTAGCAAATTTTATGTGCTTTTTGTTTGTTTCAAAGATGTTTTTGTAAGGATCGTATTTCTTTTTAAAGGTTACAAATCTCTTGGCCGTAAAAAGAGGTTTATTGTCATCAGCAAGGAGCTGATCTTTTTGATACTCATGTATACAACGAAGAATGTCGTAATTAAATTTAGACCCAAGTTCTACAATATTTCTTTTTTCCCTATCGCTAAGGATATTAAAGGTTTGCGCTTCTAAAACCAGCTTGCAGCGATCTACCGTTACAAAGGAATCAAGAAGACCTGCTTGAATCAAAGCAGAAAAGCATCCAATATTCAAACTGGATTGTTTAGCTGCCATGAATGCTTCATATTTATTAGAGAATGACTCTTCTCTAAATTCCAAAAGAGCTTCAAGCGATTTATCAGATACTCCTTTAATACAGTTCAAGCCATAGCGAATATTCTTGCCTTCTATTTTAAAATCAATATCTGACATATTGAGATCAGGTGGAAGCAGTTTGATGTCGAAAAATGATAGTTCTTGAGATATCTTACGAATCTCGTCAAGTGAATCGGGTTCAAATCTTGCAAACCTTAATAGAGAAAGGAAAAACTCTTGTGGGTAATTAAATTTTAGATAAACGGTAATTGCTGCAAGATTAGCGTAAGAAATCGAATGTGATTTATTGAAAGAGTAATTTGCAGAGTCTTCAGCTACCTTCCAAAGAACTTCTGCAATTTCTGGATCAAGGTTATTTTTTTCAATCTTTTCTGAGATCTTTTGTTTCCAAGCTCCCATTTGATCAACCTTTTTCTTTCCAACAATGCGACGAAGCTGTTCTGATTCATCAAGAGAGAAGCCAACCTTTACTGCCATCTTCATTAGTTGTTCTTGATAGAGAGGAATCCCACCAGTATAACTGAGAACATCATCGAAGAATGGATGGACAGATTGGAAGTCTCCAGTTCTAACATAATCTGCATAGCGGTCTTTAAAATCTAAAGCTCCAGGTCTTGCGATTGCGACAACCGCAGAAAGCTCTTCTAGGGTGCGTGGAGCGATTAGTTTGCATACTTTGAAGTTGGTATCGGCTTCGATCTGGAAAAGCCCTTGTGGCTGCTCTAAACAGGCAAGAGCGGCATAAATAGATGGATGCTGAACATCGATGTCATCCACATTGATTCCAATATTTTTACAAACAGCATGAACAACAGATAAAGTACGAAGACCAAGAATGTCGAACTTAACACTAAGGCTTGCGACATCATTCATATCATAACCAGATACCAAAGAATCATCATTAGTTTTCTGTAATGGCATGATATCTTCGACTTCATAGTAACTGATACAAATTCCAGACGGATGAACACCCGTGTTCTTGTTTAAGCCTTCAAGCTTTTTGGCAATATTATAAGATTTTGGATATTGATCAGCATACTTCTTAAATATTTCGCTTTCTTCATAGGCGACATCAAGTTTTACAACTTTACCAAATTTCTTCGGAATAGAATCACTAATCTCATTGACTTGCGTTTCTGAAAGTTCATCCACAATCTTGCCGCACTCTTTGATGCATAGTTTGCCACTAAGTGTGTTGAGAGTTAGAATCTTACAAGTTCTGCCTTTGTATTTTTTGTTAATATACTCAATAACTTCAGCTCTACGATCATAGGATATATCATTATCAACATCTGCCAGTAGTCCACCATCAAGATAAGTTTCTCCATTATGCTCAATCTTTCTTGCGCGACTTTTGGATACAAATCGCTCAAAGAATAGATCATATTGGATTGGATCAATGTTTGTTACTCCAATCACATAAAGCACAAGTGATCCTGCCGCAGATCCACGACCTGCGCCAGTAGGAATACCATTCTCTTTACAATAGTTAAGAATATCCCAGTTAAGAAGGATATAATCAATGAATCCAAGATCTTCAAGCACAGATAGCTCTTCTTTAAGTCTATCATAATATTTTTGAACATTGTCTTTCTTGTCAATACCTCTGCCAAGAAGACCTTTGTAACAGAGTCTACGGAGGAAGCTGAAGTTGGATTGATTTTCAGAACATCCAACATAATCATAATATTTTTTCTCAATTTTAATTTGAGGAAGTTTTACTCCAACAGGAAATGGAGTATCGTATTGCTTGTATTCAGAAAAATTCATAGTTCAATTTCAAAAAGTTGTTTCTTAAAGATTTTATAGGTCATATCTACATCGTAGAGCGCATCGTGAAGTTTGCGTTCGTCAAATACAATTTCATATTTTTTTAATAAAGCTAATTGTGAAGCCTTTACCTTCTTATCTCTATGATTAAGAAGTTTATATTGCCAGCTAATTAGATTGTCTTTTTGAACTGGAATTTGTTTGGCAATAGCGATTGCGAGGCAACGAGTATCAATAATACGATCAATAAAAGAATAGTCAGACTTTAAGCCTATTAACTTGCGCCAAATATTAATCATATAGACATCAAATCCAAGAACATTTTGACCAACAAGTTTGTATTGTGGATCGTAAAGATATTCAGAGAATTTATTAAACGCTTCTGTAGCGTCTATAGCTTTTCTTTCGTAATATTGATGAGAGAAGCCAGTGACTTTTGCCGCCCCCTCAGAAACTTTAAGATCGTCCCACTTGATATAAATGTCAAACTTCTCAAGAATCTTATCTCCTTGAGCAACTATCCAAGCCATTTGCCAAGGTTTAGAATGAACAAGATTAAGTCCTTCTGTTTCTGAGTCGAAGATTATATACTTCTGTTGTTTGTCGAATCTAAGTAGGTCAGTTTGCATTTTGTTCTAGGTAACTTTCAAAGCTGAATTCATCGCTTCCAAAGTGATTGAGATTAGGGCTTGATAGTGATGCTACTTTTCCAAAACTACGATTACAAAGAATCTTGTAAGTTTGGAGTGCGGCATAATCTTTTTTATCTTTATAATAAACAGACTTAACACTCTTTTTTTTGTAACCATATCCACCAGAAGTAAAATGGTCAATATGACTTTCAATAATACCGTCAAAAGGAAGGCTATTGTTTTCCAAAAAGAACGAAGGTTTAATTCTGGAGAAGTCAGGGACGCAGTTTGCTAGATACATTTGATTATTAAAAATAAATGAATCATAAAATGGTATTGCCAAATCGATATTCTTTTCTTGCCAAACTGAATTAAGATATTTGAAATCTACCCTTCCATTACAACTCATCGCAGCATGAGATGAGATCTTATTCAAGAGCTTACATCCTTCATCGTTCTTTGAGAAGAGAACGATTTTATGGTTAGATGTTACTGATTCGTCAGTAACATCATTACAGCATGTAATTCGTAATCCAAAGATTAACTGAATATCATTTTCTTTGCAAACATTATGAGCTTTAATAAAGCCCGTCATGCGATCTTCAACTAAAACAAGAGTATTGATATTATGATCATTACAGATTGTAATGATACTGTCTGGTCCTTCAGACTCTTCAGAATCATCTAAAGTCAAAATACTCTTTCCAATAGAGTATGTCGATTTAAAAATAGGGGTCATACATTTAGTATAACCCCTATTATATATTTGAACAAGTCAAATTTTCTACTACTTTTGGAATTTCAGACAACCCCCGTAGTATTTCATCTCATGACTTCCTCCTTCTGGAATCATTTTCTGAGAAAATTCTTCTTCTCTTACGGAGGTTACAAATTCTTTATTTTTATTAAAAATATGATGATAAAAGAATGGAAATTTGGCTGAACAATGCCACATCAGTGATCCGTCTTTTTTAAGATGCCCTTCGTAATCAGCCCTTCCACAAACTAGTTTACCAGCAAATCCTTCGTCTTTCGCAGGATAACCTTTGTCATAAGCGAAATTAGATTTAGCGGTATTCTCATCGAATCTGTTGATTACTTCTTGAATTCCAGTAAGGAAATATTCAAAACCTTCAAGTTCGTCATCTGAAAGTTGATTCATCTTTAAATGACCTTTACCTCTACAATCAAATTTAATAAATAAGAATTCAGAGTTTCTCTTGATATATTCTGGATACAGATACTTTACTGCAAGACTATACATTAAATCTTGCATATTGTCTTTTGCTTCTTTACCCTCAAAGACTCCTTTGGATGTTTTGAAGTCTCTAATAAGGATTCTGCTTTGCTTCTTGAAAAGAAACAGCTTATCAATAAATCCCAAGATCCTATAATTTTTACCATCTTGATTGATGTTTAAATCAAATTTTTCTTCGCTGAGAGCTTGGGTTAATCCTTTGTCTTCTTCTCCAAAGAAATCAAAGTTTAATCCTTCTACTGTCATTGAATTGATTAGATCGATATTTTCTTGATCAGCGATATCGTATTTTTTTGCATAAGCCATTACCATTCTTTTGATCGGCTTAGATACAAAAATATCTTGTGCTTTTACAATTGAATCATAATGATGTTTGTGTTTTGGATTGCCTAGATTCTCAAAGATAGCGTGACAAATGCTACCTCTTAAATTGCCATGATTATTTTTATTAGGTAATTTAAGTTTATAGTTTGCCCAATATAGCCAGCTACATGTTTGTAGTGTTTTGATTCTAGAGGCGGATAGTGGTGTATTAGGCTCTGTCATTGCAAAGTTTTGAAAATTTATTTACGTCTTTAACGTTGAAAAATGTAGGATTTTTGTCAATAAAATTTAGAATAGCTTTTATTTGCTTATCTTTGTCAACCTCTTTTGAGAGCCAGTCTTTAAGGTTATACTCGCTTTCGTGGGCAATTCCAAAGTCATTATGAGGCTTTGGCGGAAGTTTGATAACTAGCTGATTAAAATCAAAAAACTTGCTTAGATTCATGAAAATCTTGATGGATGAAATAAGCCCATGATTCTTTTCGGACTCCGCATCATTGTTATTGGAAATAATAATTCGATCAATTTCTTTGCCGCTAAGGTATGAAATAATCTTGGGATTAATGCCCAAACCAAAAGTCACCAAAGAGTTCTTAATCCCTTGATCAAACAAGGCCATACTATCACCAATACTTTCTACGAGGATAACCTCTTTAGCTTGGTCAATATATTCATCTACCGTTGTCAAAGCGGGAATATATGCTGGATAAATCCAATTCTTTCTTTTACCAAGATGCTTCCATTTAGCAAAATCATTTTCGTTATCTACTTTTCGGCCAGAGAATCCAATGATTTGTTTGTTTTCATCATAGATTGGAAATACCATTCTACGATACATTTGACCTACGCCTGCAAGACCAAGCTTAAAAAACTTTTGGGTAGTCTCTGAGATTGATTTGTTTTTATAAAAATTGTAATTGGGAAACAATCTTTCTAGTGCGGATTCTGGATAAATTTTTTCCATTTCGATTAATTCTTTATTTTCTGCATAGGTGTATGTTTCGCCTTTTTGAATCCCATCTAATATATTTCTTAATTTAGCTCTATCGTCTTTAAGGGTAAGTTGAATTAAAGCTTCTAAAGGCTTGGAGCCTTTATTCTCAATATAATCATTCCATACTCCTGTGTTTTTATAGATCTGAACTGCGGTTTTATTGTCGCCGTTTCTATAAATTGCGCTTGTTCTCCAGTGATTACCGCAATCAATAAGATTATATCCTATTGATTCTAATACTTCTTTAATCTTATTAGAATCTATCGAAGTTTGGGATTTGTTCGTTGTTGTCTGTGTCATCAAGTTCTTCATCTCCATCTAGTGTCCTAGCAATATCTCTCAAATCTCCTCGCTCTGCAATGTTAAAATTTGCAAATTCTAAATTAACAAAATTCTTGCGTAGAGTGTCTCCAATTCTTACTGGCTCAATTGCGCCAGCGATGTCTTTTCCAAGGTGTCGTGATTTGACATTAATCAATTTATGAGTGCCAAATCGAATGCCCTCTGTTTGAATTTCGTCAGCAGTCTTATTTCTAAGAATAAACATATGAGAGCAAAAATGAATAATGCGGTCAGAAAGAGAAACGACGCTTTCATCATCAATAACATTGGCAGACATGCGGTTATTGGTGATGCCGCTACGATTTGATTGAACAGAAGTAATCATAGGGATTACTGGATTGCCATCTTCAAGGATTTCTTTTTGAATGCATTTCTTGAACTTGTCAATCATTTCACCGACAGTCTGCCATTCGCTCTTTCCTGCTCCAGACTCTGAAGTAGTCTTAATATAATCGAATGAAAAAATCATCTGATTGCCGCGACCAACTTTAGAATAGTAAAAACGCTTGAGTGTATCAATCATGGAATCAACTTCCATGCCTCCAACATTATAATAATAAAATTGCAGATCTTTGATCTTAGACCAAACACTACGAACTTTATCAACTACTTCTTGTCCAGCCCTGCGCCAGTTGCCACTTTCAATAAGATGCATTGCTACCCCCGATAGGGAAGCGCATTGGCGCATGACAAGCTCTTCTTTGCTCATTTCTCCATTATCAAAGTGCAGGACTGGCACATTGTATTTAGCACTAACCTTGGTCGCGTAATGCATGCAAAATTGGGTCTTTCCTACTCCACTTCTGGCAACAACAACTGTAATATTTCCTGGGCGTAGAAGTGATCCATAAATCTCATTAAGCTTTTGATGTGGACCCATCATTCCAAATTCGGTAATAGGATTATTGCCTCGCTCTTCAATAATATCTTCCATATCTGCATAGATATTCTCTGGAACGTCCTTGCCAATCTCATAGAGATTAATCTTAGAGTTATAAATACCATCTGCACATTCAACGATTTGTTGATATGAAGACTCTGGAGATATAGATTTCATCGCTTTCGCCATTTCATGAGAGGAATTAAAGATCTCCCTACGAATAGAAAACTTCTTTAGTTCCTTCGCGGTCTTGACTAGATTTCCCGCTGGAACCTTCCTCAATGCAAGCGACTTGATATAATCAGACGGATTTAAGTTGTCCTCAAAAGACAGTCCAATAGAATTAATTCTTTGAGCAATAATAATTTCATCGATCTCGTCACCAGCATCAATTGCCTGCTTAATTATAGTAAAGATAGCACTATGCAGGTTGCTCTGTTCTGAATAAAAATCAGACGCTCCAATAAAATTGGATATCTGTGAAAAATGTTGCGACTCTTTAATGAGTCCAGCAAGTAATTGTTTTTCTATTTCAAAGTTGTAAATCATATGTATCTATATTAGAGCCTTTAATCAATCAAGGCAAGATTAATCGTCAATCATTTCTGGATCATGATCCGCTCTATTGAGGTAATCAGTTAAAGCTTTTTTTAAGCCTAGTTCTGTAATTACTGATTCAAAACGAGAATATATCATTGGGTATCCTTTCTCGCTCACACATGCGATTATTAATCCTTTATATTTATCCGAATCTCCGCTTAATTCATAAAGTTTATTAACTAAGCTTTCTGGAATGCTAAACTCTGGCTGTTCTTCTGGTTCAAATTCTTCCATATTATAAGTATATTTGTTGGTTCTCAAAAAACTCCAAACAGACTTTATCTGTTGGATAAATTTCTACTAATCTTAGATTGTTTTTTTGGCAAAATTCATATTTTTTGTCATCTCTTTTTAATTGTTGTAAATATTTAAGTTTATTCCCGTGAAAAAACTTCACAAATTTTGTATGTTGCGCCCCTTGGACTTCTATAATGATTTTTTTATTTGCATTATAGAAATCAAAACTTAATCTTGTTCCTACCATTCTAAATTCTTCAAAAACAATATCATGTTGCCAGTATGGCTTTAAGAAGTTTTTAGTTTCTAATTGAAATTTGCTTCTGCTTTTTTTATTCCAATCAATTAAATATTTTTTAGGATTTTTAAGAGTTAATTCTCTGTCATTTAATCCAATGAATTTCATTAATTCAAATCTGAGATTGATTGCTTAAAGTAACCAATCAAAAAGTCGCATAGTTTTTCATCATCTTCAATTAATTTAAATAGGTTGGCATCACCGTGGACTTTTTCTGGAAACTCTAAACTGTTTTCATTAAGAAGTTCTTTAAACTCATCTACAGCATTAATCCATGCGCCTTTCTTCTCTAAGAATTCCCAAGCATAAAGTAGATCTACAATTTCTTTTTGGACCCAAATAGAAGTTCCATTTTTTCGACCATAACGAATTGGATAAGTAATTGTCATGTTGGTTTTTTCATTTGGAGACTTTTTAATCGTTGCTTTTGCGAAATGGCCAATGATTGGATTTTTTTTCAAATCAATTGTTTTGTTTGTCGGGTCTTGCAGAATCAGATCCCCTTTGTATCGAGGCTCAAATTCGACAATGTAGTTTGCAAAGTGAAGAAGCGCATTACCTCCTGTGGCACTGGTCTGACGAATTGGAGCCTTTGAATAGGGATCAAGCTTAATATCAGCACGAACTTGACTGATAAAGATTGCCATGTGTCCACGCTTTGTGAGGGCAATAGAAAGTCGCTTCATGAAATTAGCAGCAATAACTGCGCCACCAGCTACTTTATTACTGTCCTCGAAAGACTTGCCAAGATCTCCTTTTGTAATGAGTCCATCCACAGAGTCGAGAAGAAAACAATACTTTGTCTTTTGTTCGTTTTTGGCGACGAGTTCTCTCATTACTTCAACTACCGTTTCATAGATATTACTTTCAAATACAAAACAAGTGCCGTTCACCCATTCATCCGCCGAAAATACAAATCGAACTCCAGATCTCTCTCTCATCTCTGGAGAAAGTCTTCCCTCCGCTTTGATGTAAAAGCCTTTGGCATTAGAAAGATTGTTGCAAAAGTTTTTCATAACCTCTAATGATTCTGAGGTTTTTCCTCCCTCATTCATTCCGACAAAGCGGTGTAAACCTGGGCCAAATCCACCACCTAATTGGAGGTCAAATTGTAAAGATCCGCTTGATACTTTGTAATCGATTTCATCTTCAAAATTGTAGTGATCTTCTTTGTTCTCTTTCAAGAAAGATCCCAAGACATTTTGGGACGAAATTGGATCTTTTGTTTCTTTCACTTCTTTTGTTTTAGTCATTTAAAAATTGTTTTGCTGTTTTTGGTTTATGAATTATCTTGATATCTTCGCCTTCTTTATCTCCAATAGAATACTCAATATATTTACTAGAGTCAATCTTAAAATTAAATGCTCTAAATTTCAGATCAAGCGTCATCTTTAATTTATCGCAAACGATATATGCCAATGAATCAAATTTCTTATCAAAAGAAATAATATTCATAAACTCTTCGGAATATCTTTCGCAGAGATCATTTAAGAATTTCATTTCACGCATATAAAAAAGACGCTTATCCTTTGTGGGGACAAGCGTCAGTCTAGCAAGAATGTTTTTCTTGTTGATTTTTTTCTTTGCTTTCTTTTTAGCCACGCTCCATTTTAATTTCCTTTAAGTCATTGTCAAGCATTTTCTGAACTAAGCCCTTAAAATCTGTTTTGGGATTCCAATTCAATTCTTTGCGAGCTTTTGTCGAGTCTCCCCAAAGTAATTCAACTTCTGCTGGGCGATAAAATTTAGTATTAATGCTCACTAAAACATCTCCAGTATAAAGATCATTAAATGTTTCATTCAATCCTTCTCCGCGCCATTCTCCGATAAATCCCGCACTCGTAAATGCTAATTCAACAAATTCTCTAATTGTATGGGTTTCATTCGATGAGAGAACATATTCTTTTGGCGAGTCTTGATTGAGCATCAGCCAAATGCCTTCGACAAAATCTTCAGCATCGCTCCAATCTCTTTTGGCATCGATATTACCTAATTGAAGTTGTTGAAATGGTTTATTA